AAAAGTAAGTAGTGTTCCAACTCTCTGACAATCTGTGATTTACCCATACCAGAACCACTGGTTATTGTTACAAGTTCCTTCTCCCTGAACCCATACGTCATATCATTCAAGCATGACCACGGATACGGTATGGACTGTACGTCCTCCTGCGCTACGATTGACTCCCAAGTATCAAGTCCTGCAATGATACCGTCTGGCTGATACGTCTTAGCGTTCCACCACTCCCTGATGAATCCCTGTACGTTGCGTTCCTTCAGCATTTCACCTGCGTCCTTGACAGGTAACTTTACGTTCTTCGCTTTGTTGGGTGTAAATAAATCTAACACCGCGCGAGATGCTTCCTGACCCGCATTGTCACTGTCGAAACAGATGACTACGTTCTCGAATGATTCAAGCCACTCCAAGTTCTGCTTGATGTCCTTAACTGCTCCTGATGCGCCTGACCGTATTGACACAACTGCCCACTTACCGTCAAACATTTCCGACACCGCTAAGGCATCAGCTTCTCCCTCTACTACTGTTATGTATTTACCACCACCTTTAAACGCTTGCTGACCAAACAGACCTGCATTGTCAAATGTACCGCTTGCATAGAATGCTTTGTTATCTACTATGCGAGACTTAGTACCTGTCTGTGCGCCTGTGTCCTTGTCAAAGTATGGGTAGTGGTGCTTGCTTATAGTCCCTGCTGTATCGTACTCAACAGTGACACCAAACTTCTTACAAGTTGCCTCGGTGATACGTCTATCTTGGATTGATGCTATAACACCTGTCATCTCTAATGTCCTGTTCGCTTTAGGTTTGCTTTGTACAACCTCTCCGTTGCCTCTCTCGTAGTGGTCACAACCGCCTGAAAAACAGACGGCATGACCATCGGAGTACCTCGCGAGATTGTTCTTAGAGCCACACGATGGGCATGGCTCATGTCTAACAAAATGCGAGTCAGTCATTAGAAGTCCGAGCCTCCCTCGGTAGCTTCCGCTAGTTCTAACACCTTAATGGCTGACAAGTAAGTTGACGTACCGTGTACTGGGTGAGGTTTACCTTCTGCGTACTTAACACGTACTTTAGAACCTCTGGTTAATCGACCACTAAACTCATTACCATCTGCATCAAACATGGGTACATCATATTTAGTGCTAAACTTACGCTGTGCTGTTCCTTCATACTCGCGTAGTTTGACACCCTTGTCGGATAGCTTATCTGCATCAGCAGGTTCTAGCGACAATACCAATGAGTATTTCCCAGTTGATTGACCCTGATATTCTTCGTGTTCGTCAAGGTTAGCGAACGCTACATTTCCTTCTAATACTGCCATAGTAATTTACCTTCGTTAATTAATTAAAGATTACTTAAGGATACTTTAGAATTTAACTTTAAAGGTTATTAACTAAAGTACCTATGAATATTATATCATGTTTATTTACCGATTGCAACTCCTATATAGTTAATTTGAATTAGGTACTGGTAATGTAGGAATACTAGAGAAACCTCCCCCATTACCCACAGACTTCCTATCACCCTTAACAGGTTTGGTTAGTTATTACTCCTAATTATACCATTATCCTCAGCTAACGACCAGTTCTCCTCTATTGTCTCGTCTGATGCAGAATGACACACTGAACATAAATCTAAGTACTCGTCTGTCACTCTGTCTCGTTTACGTAACTCTGCCTCAGTTAGTATAACGTCACAGGCTTTACATCTGCTCACAATTCTGTCTCCCTGTAGGGTCTGCCGTATGTAATCACTAGGAATGGTAGCATAATCACCACGCCCTCAAAGGGCATTGTGCTCTGTTCCCACGTCTCGCTGTTAATTACCCATACTGGTCGACTGTCAACAAATTCTAGGTCGACACCTACTCCGTTGCGTAGTTCGACTGTAAACAGCCTGTTAAATATAGTTGTATTAATCATCTGTAACTCCTTCAAGAACATCATCTATTTGAGTACCATACGAGTCTACAATATTATATGTATTTTCGTCATAGTCTCCTGAATAAATCTTATCTTTTGCCTGTTCTACGTTCTCAGCTACAACATCATAACTATACTCTAATGTTTCACTCATATAAACTCTATAGGTTTTCATACTGTTTAACTCCTAGTCTAGTTTTAACTTCTTTAATACGTTCTTGCATCTCATGTTTGCCTATTGGTGGGTATAACTTTGCTTCTCTTTCTTTTTCTTCTCTTGCTTCAATTCGTCTTAGTGATGCTTCGTCCTCGTCAAAGGGTTTCTCTGTATAACTCTCATAGTACCCCCTGCCCTCGCAATAATCGCTATAATCGTAACTGTTGTCATCTTCGTATCTGCTCATTTGTCTGCTCCCATTATCTGTAAGTATTCGTAAGCCTTAGCATACCCGTCATAATAATCATTATCTTCAGCTTCCATAGCGGGATAACCATGAATGCAATCATATTCCCCGCGCTCATAGCTTGATAACTCTTTGAAGTACTGGTACATATTGTACGCCCTGTCAGCTATATCTTCTAGCTGTTGCTGTTCTCTGTAGTCTCTACTCATATTAAAACCCTACGCTGTCGATAATAAACCAGTAGCCTAACATAAAGACTACACCCAATACAACACCCTGTATAAAACTATTCATTGTCTCGCCTCTTTACCAATTATGAATTACACCTGCTATTATAAACAAACAGGTGACAAAATTCAACCCCACAATTACACTACGCACAATCGCAATGTAATCAGCCTCGCGGTCACTAGCACCCGACTTCTCGCCCAGTGCTTTGACCCATATACGCCACATCTTAAGAATGGTACTCATAGGGCTTATACCTCTCTACTATTACGTCACTATAGCCGTCATTACGCCAGTTACTGGCTATCCTGTGCGCCTCTTCTCTATTCGTTAGGTGAGAGTTTACTTCTACACCTCCTACCCAAACTGTATAAAACATTATAATATCCCCTTACTGGTTAACGTCTCAACCGCATAGTCAAAGCTATGTACCGCGTATTTCGCTCTTAAATCCGTTTTCTGCTGTCTTAGCTTTCTAGTGGTATCAGCACCCCAACCTAGTTGCTTGTAAGCCTCATTATATTTAACTGATAGCTTTCTTAGCTTATTTCTGTACTCTGAATAACTCATTATAAAAAACCTCTCATTACTTGAATCACTACCATTGTATATAACCCGACAATGGTCACATTCCACAACACCGCCCGGATTTTATCGCGCTGTTGCTCCCGTTCAAACTGTTTTAACGCCAAATAGCGTTCCGCTGTATAATTCATAATAAACCCCTGTATTAGCTGTTAATCCATTCGTCATAAGTTTTTAAAGGCTTACCAGTAGTAATATCTAAGCCCTCACCATTGTCTGCTAACTCTAAATATAGCTGATATTCACTATCGTTAGAACCACGCGCTTTAGTTTGCCAATCGGCATTATATTGTAATTCCATAATCTTAAACCTCTTCTATCAAATTAAATTCATATAATATTAGCTTTCTAATATCCTGCCAAGTTTCATCTTCTTCTTTTATGTATTGAATGGTAGTGCGATTGTAACCGCTTACAATAAAGCCCTCTTTGAGCCAAATTTCAATCCCTAAGCCGTCACCATACCATTCATCAATAAATATATTTTCTACTTTGTCTAGTCTTTTCTTACCTAACCATTTTTGTACTGTTTTAATATTCACTGTTAATCACCATTAATTTTATTGATTGTATATAGTAAACAATTTAAACGGAATTTTATTCCATTTTATTTTAAATTAATTCTAAGCCGTTTTAAGCCGTTTTACGGCTAACCTATACATACCTACTAATAAACACTAGATAACGCCTTACAGGACAATCTAAGGCGTTATGTGGTGCTTACTGGTCAATTCTCCCCCTTAATATTGTCACTGGTACTACATCATTATCTGTTACAGTTTGACCTAAAAATTCATGCTCCGATACATAGCGCGTTTTGACTAACTCGCCCTTGCTATTGTAAGTTTCTAGCTTATCAACCACCGTGCAGATTCTAGGGTGTTTGTGTCGCGTTTTGTAAACTACTCCGATTAAATTTTCCATACTATGCCACCTCAATAATATCAGTAATAAAAGTTTTTTCCGTAGTGTAATCCAGTTTATTTAAGCCTAGTTGTTTACTGGTTAAACTACAAGTCCCCGCCATATAATAAAACTTATTGCCATTACTAGTCAAATTACCGCTAGTAATGCCGTATTTATTACTGACAATATAAAACAACGGTTTACCGTTACCAGTAAAGAAGCGCAATGTTTTGTTTTTTCTACCTGTTACTGTATACCAACCGTCATTGGTAGTAGAACCTGTAAACAGTGAATCGACTAGTGAAGACTCACCATTGCCAAATTTTAAACCGCTCGGGAATGTAATCATTTTATGCCACCTCTTTTTTACGTTCACTAGCAGGTTTAATCCATAGGTAATTAGCCCAGAATGGTTCGCTTGCATTACCCGCATATATAAAGGAATCATGCCAACCGTTAGCGTCATATTCTTTATAGTCTGAATCTGCCATGCGCTCGGAATCCATATAACCCGAATCGACCGCATTATCTAGGGCTTCCTGCTCATTGTTACCATAGGATACGCAAATTAAACCAAACTCATGCCCGATTAAATACGCATTCTCACCAAATCTGAAACCGTCCTTATTTGCAATTCTCATATTATCACCTGTATCAAAGTTTAATTAATTTAATAACGCCTACTGGTGGACAATAGGCGCGATAAATTAACTAGCAAACTAAATCTATTTCAAATCCTCTAAGCTCAAGTATGCGCTCAACGTGATTATCTAAATCGTAAGACTGACAAACAAAACCACCGCCAAAGT